TTCCGTTACTATGATTTTGACCCGAACAACCACGTTGCTGAAGTGATCGCCCACGGTACGGTTGCAGAGGGCGAGGATAAGTGTGCAACGAACAAGTTGGAAATCGTGCGGGAAATCCCTTGGGCTGAAGTCCTTGAGGTTGTGAACACGGGAAAGGATTGCACTGGACGTTGCAACAGCGGCAACTGGAATAGCGGCAACTGGAACAGCGGCGACTGGAACAGCGGCGACTGGAACAGCGGCAACAGGAACAGCGGCGACTGGAACAGTGGCAACAGGAACAGCGGCAACTGCAACAGCGGCGACAGGAACAGCGGCAACTGGAACAGCGGCAACAGGAACAGCGGCGACTGGAACAGTGGCAACAGCAACAGCGGCAACTGCAACAGCGGCGACAGGAACAGCGGCAACTGCAACAGCGGCGACTGGAACGCTACATCCTTTTCCAATGGCTGTTTCAATACGGTATCGCCCAAAATCTATATGTTCAACAAGCCTACCGACTGGACGTTTGAGCGGTGGTTTAACTGCCGTGCCCGGCGTTTGCTGAGCGATATTGACGATTGCCAGCTTGAATACGTTTATCTGTCTGATATGACCGATGAAGAAAAGGCAGCGCACCCTGAAGCTGAAACGACTGGCGGTTATTTGAAGGAGCGCACCACAGCGGACAACGCCCGGAAGTGGTGGGCGGGGCTTAGTGCCGATGATCGAAACGTTATACTCAGTTTGCCGAACTTCGACGCGGCGATTTTCAAGGAAATCACGGGGATTGACGTAAGCAACGGCTGATACACTTCAAGAGCTGCGCTATCTGGCTATACGGGCGTGCGGAAGTGGGCAACCGTTCCGGCAAGTTACCAGCAAGTTACCGGCAAGTTAAAATCAAAAAGCGTGAGGGGGTGAATTATGGCAGAGAAAAAACGCAGCAGTTTTATTCTGCTGCTGGAACACATCCATACGATGGAAGAACTGACCGATGAGGAATTTGGCCAATTTGTCCGCGCCTATGCAGCGTATGTGGAAACCGGAGCAGACCCGGAGTTTTCAGACCGTTCCATGCGGATGATGTGGAAAACCGTGAAAGCGTTCGACAAGATGAACACGCAGAAATACTCTAGCACATCGGAAGCACGCTCAGAAGCCGGAAAACGTGGAATGAAAAGTCGATGGGGCGCAAAATCAGAAGATAGCAAAGAGAAAAAGGTTATAACAAACGATAACAAAAATAGCAAATGTTATTTTGTTAATAACAAAAATAACTTATCTGTATCTGATTCTGTATCTGATTCTGTATCTGTTATACCACCTATCGGTGGTATAGAAAGAGACGTTCCCGCTGCCGTGGACATGGAACTGTCAAAAATCGTCCAGCATTATCAGCAAACCATCGGAGACTTCCCACGTTCTGCTCTGGATAAGCTGCAAAAGTGGCGGCAGGAGTATAGCACAGAAATGATCCTGCTGGCCATCGACAAAGCCGCAGAAGCTGGGAAGAGGTCATGGAACTACATAAACGGCATTCTTTCCGGGTGGCAGCGGGATGGCATTCAAACGCCGGTGGACGTTTTGGCAAACGAACAAAGCCGACAAGCCAGACCGAGAGGCAAGCAACCAACCGAAACCGTAGACGACCAGCTTGCCCGGGTACTGGCAAAAATGGATCGAGAAAGAGGGTTTGAGACATGACACGGGAGGACGTGGCAAAGCTGATCCGAATGAATTTCACGCTGTATAAGCTTGGTGCAAAGCCTCTGACCGACGAGGAGATGGAAACCACCATTGACGTGTGGGCTTACCAGTTTGGCGATTATGACGGCGATACTGTCAAGAGGGCTTTTCTGGCTGCAAACCGGGTGTGCGTCTACCCTATCACGGTAGCTGACATCTTTAAGCAGCTTTCCCAGAGCCTTGACCCAGAAGCAGAGTGGGACGCGCTGGCCGATGCAGCCCGCAAGGCACAGAAATACATGAGCTGGAAAAACTTTCCGATGGTGACCGGCATTGACGAGAAGGGCGGGCTTATCCGTAGCGATGGCACGGAAGAGCTGCAAGTGCTGTACGACAGCCTCCCACCGGCGGCCAGAACTTACGCCGGGAGCGTGGGCGGCCTGAAGGAGCTGGCCATGACCCCGGACCTGACCTATCGCCGGGTCGAGTTTCTGAAGCAGTCGCGGGAGGACATTACGACCGCGCCCCGGGAAGCTGCTCGTCTGCGCAGCGGACCGGAACCGACGAGACTGGAGGCTGCAAATGAGTGATGTCAAGAAACCAATCCGTCTGGTCGATGTTGGCGAGCTGGAAGCTGATCTGAAGAAGGACCTCGCCGAAGAAGAGGCCAAGGGCAAGGCCGCCGACACCCTGTTCTGTGAAAGCATCAGCGATGCGCTGAGCGACCTGAGCAATCTGCCTACCATCGACCCAGAGAGCTTGCGCGGTCATGCCAAGTGGGTGAAGGACAAGGAATTGAAGTTTATCATCGTCGATGATGAAGACAACAGTCACGAGGAACCGGCAATTTGCTGTACCCATTGCAAGGCCAAGATTTCGCAAAGCGATTTCGACAGTTGGGTCTGGAACTTCTGCCCGGTCTGCGGGTTCAAAATGGAGGATGCGACAAATGGCGATGATTGACCGTGAAAAAGCCATCGCAAACATCAAAGCGGCATATTGCGGTGGCTGCGAACATTACAACGGCGTAAGATGCCGCGCGTGTCAGATTATGGACGCGATGGATGTGCTGGAAGATGCCCCGGAAGTCGTCCCGGATGCCCAGCGCTGGCGCAATCCTGAAACCGACCCGCCGAAGGTTGAAACCGAAGTACTGGTGCTGGTTGACTGTGGGAAAGGATACTGCATCACAACGGCCTTTTATGAGGACGGAACTGTTTCTCAGTACGAAAGCCTCTGGCAGTGGGAAGATGTTGATGATTACGGCATTTATGACGAAGAAGATGATTTGTATAGGCTCCCGAAAGGCTGGTGGGAATACCGCCACTTTACACCAGAAGATACACTGGAATGTCCGATAGATAAGCCGGTCGTAGGCTGGATGCCGCTTCCGGAGAAGCTGAAAAAGGAGGGCGTGGCATGAGCAATGACAACATGAGCCGGAACGCCGAGCATTATGCTGACCCGACCCCTGCCGCAGCTATGCGCAACATCTGCCGGGACGAGTACCAGAAGGAAGCCGCCCGGCTTGACAAAATCGGAGACATCGTTCCCCTGCTGCGCCAGATGGCCGACATCGCAGGGTTCGAGATCATAGGCCGCATCCCGCTGAGGGACAAGGCCACCGGAAAGGAGTATCGGTAAAATGACGCAGAGAGAGATTCAGGAAAACCTCATTCGCACCGTTCGCGATATGCTGCTCACCTCCTGCGAGAAGATGGGCGCTCAGAGCATCGAACATTGCTGGACGCGGCACGATGGCACGGAGGTAAAGCTGGCCCTTTCCATTCACCCGGCTGGTGAGAAGGAAGAAAAGCCGGAGGATGAGCTGTACACCTATGCGAGAGCTGCTGTCCAGAAATTCGGCATGAACAAGCAGGTCGATATGGCTATCGAGGAGATGTCCGAGCTTACCAAAGCACTGCTCAAGCACCGCCGGGCGTCGGATTGCGCGACTACTGTAAAGAGCGGCGACAACATCCGTGAAGAGATGGAAGATGTCAGAATAATGCTGGCCCAGCTCGACTGCATCTATGGCCGTAGTCCTCAGTGGGCCGAAAAGAAGCTGGCCCACCTCAAGGAGCTGGTCAAGGGCGAGGAAGGTGATGGAGATGTCTGAGCATTTCAAAATTGATTGTAACCTCGTGGAGGACCGGAAAGCGTTGGTCGTCGTCCTGTCGATGAACGGCTACACCGTCCGCATGGGCAAGGAAAAGCGCAGCGGAAAATCCACTTTGACCTATTTCGTGGAGTATTGGAGGGCTGACGATGAATGATCAAGCGAAATCTAACCCTGAAACCGACACTATGAGTCCGGAGGAAATGGCCCGTTATTTGATGGGGTTTTGCCGTTGCTATTTGGCGACAGGAAATGGTTGCCCAGGTTGCCCATTCGATAAGCCGACCAGTAACGATGGCGATGGAGAATGCCGTCTCGGTGTTCCTTCCGACTGGGACTTTTGAGGAGGAGGAATTGAGCAATGAATAACCGAAGAACGGCGGCTAGCATTCGCCGCAGCTATACCGGTGCCCGAAGCCGCGCGGAAGGTGCAGGTTTTGAGGCCATTATCAGCTCCGCTTGCGACTACTACCGCGCAATCGGGCGGGCAGACATCGAGAAAACCCCGGAGCCAATGAAGCCCCTCGGTGGTGCAGATCGCTCCGGCAGATTCATCGCCTGCTACACCAAGCAGGCCCAGCCAGACTACAAAGGCGTTCTCTCAGGCGGAAGAGCGGTCGTTTTCGAGGCGAAGCACACCGACACCGGTCGTTTGTTGTACGACCGCGTATCAGCCGAGCAAGCCGCCTGTTTGCGCCGGATATCGCAGCTGGGCGGTATCGCGTTCGTTCTGTGCTCGTTCAATGGCCGGGAGTTCTACCGCATTCCGTGGCCGATCTGGGAGGACATGAAGAACGTATTTGGCCGGAAGTACATCACCCCGGCGGATTTGGCAGAGTACCGTATCCGCGTTGCGGTGCCCGGAGTGTTGCTATTTTTGGAGGGAGTAAAGGAGAAAAAAGATGGCTCGAAGATGGACACCTGAAAGTGAGAATGAAAAGCCTCCCCAGAATAAAAAAGCGCAGCTAGTCAGAGGGTGGTTTGAGCGCCTGCCCCGGATGCGGGAACAGATACAGCAGCAGGAAGAACGCATTGTAGATCTGCAGTGCATTGCTACCGCGACCACATCTAACGTCTCATCTGCACCCGGACGTTCTGGAACCAGCGATAAGGTGGGAAATGGAAGCACTGCAATCGTTGAAGCAAAGGAAAAGCTCGCTGCACTCAAGTGCGAGTACGTAGAAATGCAGAAAGCGGCAATTGATACGGCATACCTGCTGAACGCTGACCAAGCGTCAATCCGCCGCAGCAAGTGCATCATCCTGTGCTATGTAGAGGGAAAGACGCGCGAGCAGGCCGCTGCTGAGGTGGGCTTTGCACAGGCACATACGGCATCCAGAGCAATTACAGCCGGGTTTGAAGCCCTTGCGGAGATCTGGGAAGCAACGCCTTTTTGCAATTTTGACTAAAGCGCATAAAAATCACGCATTTTTTTGTATTGCTTCGGGTATGTATGCGGTATGTACAGACACCATGAAAAAGTGATTCAATAATATCATCGGCAAAGCCGTAAAGGCAAACCGATCTGCGCAGTCTCCGAAACGAATCCCCCTCCTCCCAAGGCTTGACATGCATTTTTCTTCCTCTCGTTTCGCGGGCTGCTTCTATGCCGTTATAGCTCAACTGGCAGAGCGCCGCCCATTTAAGGCGGGACAACGCTGGTGACACATCTCGGACATCACTGCGCACTTAACCAATGCGCATATACAGACTTGATGGTGCCGGTTCGAATCCGGTTAACGGCTCCGACACGCTGCTCTCCCGAAGCAGCGACCACCTGACGCATGGGCTGACATCCCGATTGTGGCTGCGTGTAGAGTGGCAGGGTATCCTTACCTGTCCTCACAACCTCCGCACGCACCGGAGGCCACATAATCCGTACACCGGTTTCCATAAACCCCCGGCAGGATGTGCGTCAACAGAACCAGCATGGAAACGTGCTGGTTTTTCTTTTGTTATATGCCGCCTGAGCGCAGTTTGGAGCGCGGCGTGTGTGTGTAGACACGGCTGGTTCGATTCCAAGGGCGGCTTTTTATATTCCCGTAGTTCAAGTGATGGAACAGCGGTCTCCAAAACCGCAGGCTGCAGGTTTGAGCCCTGCCGGGAATGCCATTTGCGTGCCCTGTGAGGGGGCTGCGCAGATAGCCGGGCATCTGGCGGCGAAAGTTCCGGATGCAGCGGCGCTCCACCCGTTTACGTTGTCCGAAAAACTGAATGTACGGAGCGCTGCTTATTTTGATAATTTGACCGTTCGGATTTCCGGGCGGTTTTTCTTTTGCGCAAGTTTAGAGAGGTGGTGGCGGTGGCCTACAGCAAAAACAAAAGGATAGGCAGACCGCCCGTCTTTGAGAGCAAAGAAGAACTTGAGAAAAAAATCGAAGAGTTTTTCAAAAGCTGTGAAGGGACCGTCCTAGAAGACGAAGTCGGAAAGCCTGTTTTGGACAAATACGGAAACGTGATAAAAATCGACGAACGCCCAGAAACAGTCACTGGCTTGGCTTTAGCATTGGGGTTTAAGTCTCGGCAATCTTTGATTGACTATCAAGGAAAGGCTGAGTTTTCTGACACGATAACGCGCGCGAAGCTTCGATGCGAGAGATACGCCGAAGAACGGCTCTATGATCGCGATGGAAACGGCGGGGCAAGATTCAGCTTGCAGGTCAATTTCGGGTGGAGCGATAAGCCGAAAGAAGCGGAGCAGGAAGAGCGTCACGATGATGGCTTGATAAAGGCATTGAATGCCGCCGCGGACCTCAGCCCGCCGGATGACGTGGAGATGCTTCCAGAGGAAGAGGACGACAATGCGGAAAAGTAACGGTTTTCGCTGGAAAGCCCTCAGCCAGCGGCAAAAGCAGGTCTTGAGCTGGTGGACACCGCAGAGCGCATACAGCGGTTACAACGGCATTATTGCAGATGGCGCTATCCGATCGGGCAAGACCTTTGCCATGAGCTTTTCTTTTGTCCAGTGGGCTATGACCTGCTACAGCGGCCAGCAGTTTGCCATGTGCGGAAAGACCATCGCCAGCTTCCGGCGCAACGTGCTGGGCACACTCAAGCAGCAGCTTGCAGCCCGTGGCTACAACGTCAAGGAGCATCGGGCAGAAAACTGCATGACCGTCAGCAAGGGCGGCAGAACCAACGAGTTTTACTTTTTCGGCGGCAAGGACGAGAGCAGCCAAGACCTGATACAGGGCATTACCCTTGCCGGGGCATTCTTCGACGAGGTGGCCCTGATGCCGCAGAGCTTCGTCAATCAGGCCACAGCCCGTTGCTCTGTCACCGGGTCAAAGTTCTGGTTCAACTGCAACCCGGGCAGCCCGCAGCATTGGTTTTATCTGGAGTGGGTGCGGAAATGCCGTTCCCGCAAGATGATGTATCTCCATTTCACGATGGACGACAACTTGTCACTTTCCGAGGACATCAAGGCCAGATACCGCAGCCAGTACAGCGGCGTTTTCTATCAACGCTACATTTTGGGCTTGTGGACGGTGGCCGAGGGTCTTGTCTACGATATGTTCGACCGTAAGAAGCACGTCATTGACAAGCTCCCGGCGCTGTATCCAAAGAGCGCTTATGTGGCGTGCGACTTTGGAACCCAGAACGCAACGGTCTTCCTGCTGCTCCAAAAGCAGACCGATGCAGACTGCTGGATCGTCACCCGGGAGTACTACTACAGCGGGCGCGAGCAGAAGCGGCAAAAGACCGTGGGCGAGTACGTCACAGACCTGAAAGCGTGGCTGGACGGCCTGAAACCTGAGCGGGTCATCGTCGACCCCTCTGCCCTACCCCTGATTACGGAACTGCGCAAGAATGGCTTTACCCAGACGCCCGCAAACAACGACGTCCTGAGCGGCATTCTGGACGTGCAGACCATGCTGCAGACCGGGCGGCTGAAGATCTACAAAGACTGCAAGCACACGCTGGAAGAGTTCGGGGTATACGCTTGGGACCCGGATAAAGACGACACCGTCCTGAAGGTCAATGACCACTGCATGGACGCTATCCGCTATTTCGTGCGCACAAAGCGCCTTGTAAAACTGAGGAATTGATTTTGAGCACTGTATATACATTCCAGACATTTCAGCAGGCGCAAGCCGCCGGGGAACAGCCTGATTTCATCCGGCGGTTCGTGCAGCAGCACTGCGCTTCCGGGCCTTACAAGATGGCTCTGGACGCCGACCTGTACGATGCCCAGAAAAACCCGGGCGCTGAACGCTTCGCACAGACTTACGCTTTGATGCTGAAACGCCTGTCCAAAAACACCAAGCCGGACACCCCACACCCCGATATGGTCAAGAGCAATCTTTTCCGGAGGCTCAACAAACAGCGGGCGACCTACTCCCTCGGCAACGGCGTGGTCTTTGCGGACGATGGCGTGGACAAGGAAAGGCTGGGGCAGAACTTTGACGAGCAGATCCAGAAGGCCGGATATTTCGCCCTGATCCACGGTGAGAGCTTCGGATTTTGGAACAACGACCATCTGGTGGTTTTCAAGCTGACCGAGTTTGCTCCCCTGTACGATGAAAAGACAGGCCTTTTGCAGGCAGGCGTGCGCTTCTGGCGACTGAACCCAGACACGGATATACACTACATCCTGTACGAGCTGGACGGCTTTACCGAGTACACGGAAAGCCGAATCGGCAATGCGATAAAGGAGGCCGTGCCGAAGCAGGCATACAAGAGCGTGACCGTCACCACACCCGGCGGCGGGCTGGAAAGCATAGAAGGCGAAAACTACGGTGCTCTTCCCATTGTGCCGCTGTGGGGCTCAGACCTGCACCAGAGCACCCTTGTTGGGCTGAAAGCCTACATTGACAACACCGATCTGGTGATGTCTGGCTTCTGCAATGACCTGCAGGACTGCGCGCAGATTTACTGGCTTTGCGAGAACTTCAACGGAATGACCGATGATGAACTTGTGGAGTACCTCACCAAGCTGAATCTGTACCACATTGCAGGTGCAGACACCAGCGAGGGCGGCAAGATCACCCCCTACACCACCGAGATTCCTGTGAATGCTCGGCAGACTCTTTTGGAGCTGCTACACACCCGGGTGTATGAGGACTTCGGCGGTCTGGATGTGCACTGTGTCAGCGCAGACAGCACCAACGACCATCTGGATGCAGCCTATGAACCGCTGAACCAGAACGCGGACGACTTCGAGGCTCAGATCAAGCCGTTCATCCGGCAGATCTGCGCACTGGCTGGCTTTGACAATGCTATGCCGACATTCAACCGCAGCAAGATCACCAACACAGCTGAGCAGGTCGAAATGGTGATTTCTGAGGCGCCGATCATCGGGCAGGACATGGCCATTGACCTGCTGCCCAACCTGACCCCGGAGCAGAAGGAACAGGCAAAGTCCGCGCTGATGGCAGAGAGCGCAACGCGGGAGACCACAGACGAGGACGAGGAGGACAACGAGGATGAAAACTGATAAAAGGATGAAAATATTTTTCTGGATTTTCTTTGGCGTGTGCGTTGCGTTTATCATTGGAAGCGCAATTTTAAACGCCGTTTTAGCTGTTTACTACGTCAAAGGCGTTTTTAGCGCAGATATGCCTGAATGGGCTAAATGGGCGCTTGTGACTATTGCAGCGTCATGAAACAAACTGACCTTGACCGCATCTCCACCCGGCAGCTGAACAGGCTGCGCCGCCGCATTTTGCGGGTATACGGAACAGCCCGCCGGGAGATGACCGAGCAGCTGACCGAGTTTCTGGAGCATTACCAGAAGCTGGACGCATACAAGCGCACGCAGCTGGAAGCTGGGAAGATCACCGAGAGCGACTACCGCACATGGCTGCGCAATCAGGTGTTTCAGTCCGAACTGATGCACCAGAAGCTGGACAACATCACCCAGACGTGCACCACAGCCCAGCAGACGGCGTACAAGCTGGCGCGTGATGAACAGTATGATATATTTGCCCTTGGCGCAAACTGGGCGTTCTACGAACTGGAACAGGCCGCAGGCGTGTCGTTCGGTCTGACCTTGTACAACACCGAGGCGGTCAAGCGCCTGCTGCTGGAAAACCCCAAACTTGTGCCAAACAAGCGCATCAAGAGCGAGAGCAACAAAACCTACGACGCCCGGGTGTTCAACCGGTACGTTACAAAAGGCATCATACAGGGCAAAAACGTCCATGACATTGCGGTGCAGGCTGTGCAGGGCATGGCAGACACGGAAGTGCACTGGGCGATGAACAACGCTATCACAGCCCTTACAGGCGCCCAAAACGCCGGAACGATGCAGCAGCTCCGCAATGCTCAGGCGCTTGGCATTGAGGTGCAAAAGCGGTGGAACAGCACTCTGGACTACCGCACCCGCGAGACGCACCGCCTGCTGGATCAGGAGACCGCAGACCTTAACGAGCCGTTTAAGGTGCAGGGCTATGAGATCATGTACCCGGGAGACCCCAACGCCGCCCCGGAAATGGTCTATCACTGCCGCTGCAAAGTGACCGGGGCGCTTGTAAAGTACCCACGGCAGAACTCACAGCGGCGGGACAACACTACAAAAGAGGTCACATCTGACCTAACCTATACCGAGTGGTACAAGGCAAAGGGTGGCACGGAAGCCGAACAGATGTGGTGGGCAAAAGAGCGAAAACGCAGAAAGGAGAGTTCCAAAAATGAGTAAACGAGGCTCTGGAAGTTCTACAAGGGCGAGCAGTGAGAAGACTACGCTTGATGAATTTCTCGCAAAACGTGGCTTAAGTTCGCCCATCAGCGATTACATGGACGATAAGATGCGTATTCCTCACGGCTTGACACGCCGCCAAACGGAAAAAATGCAAAGGGAAGCCCACGAGGCCGCTGCACAGTATTCCGCAAGGCGAGAGTCTGCTATTGCAGAATACAAAGCGGGCGTTGCGTCTGGCACAATCAGAGAAAAGAGCCGTGTTGAAGTTTTGATGGGCAAAGCGAAAGGGCATCCTGACAATCCTTCAACACAGGCAGCACGCCGTGCGCTGGAAAAACGTGGTTACAACTGGAAAACAGGAAAAAAACTCAAGAAAAAGTAAGGCTTGGAGGGATAAACCATGATTCTGCCAATGGAAAACACCGAGAGGATGATATTTCCCGGTGTGGGCAAGTACGGCATCCCTGCTATCCAGCCTGAAACGGATATCCGCATTGACAAACTGGAATGGATCCCGGTCAATTATGCGCTGACCGCCAAAGACAAGGCCACAAAAGGCGTGCATTTTTACAAGGACGATTACCAGTTTGAACGGTTCTGGAACAACCCAGACAAGTATATTCCTCTGCTGCAGCAGTTTGGGGCTGTGTGCTCGCCGGACTTTTCTCTTTACAGCAATATGCCGCTTGCAGTGCAGCTTTTCATGCACTACAAAAAGCACTGGTTGGCTGCTTACTGGCAAATGCACGGAATCCATGTGATTCCAACGCTCTGTTGGTGCGGCGAGCAAAGTTATGACTGGTGCTTTGACGGAGAACCGACAAACAGCATTGTGAGCATTTCCAGCCACGGCACACAGTCCGACCCATACGAAGCAGAATGCTTTGCCAAGCACTGCCGCGTGGCGCTGGACAGGCTCAAGCCGACAAGTATTTTGTGGTATGGCAAATGCCCGGCAGAATTTGACTGGAATGTCACAAAAATTAAGCCATTTCAATACGAGAGGAGGCACTACCGTGAGTAAAAGAGGTTCGGGCAGCTCCGCGAGAGCGGGCGGCGGAAGCGCTGATGAGCACAAGTTTGAATCATTTGTAAATGGCCGCTGGATAACAGACGACAGAAAAGTTGAAGCAGAACGGCAAAGAAAGCTTGCGACTATTGTTGACAATTCGAGATATAAGAAATCACACAACGAAACCATTGACTTTGTGAAAAAGCAAGTTGGCGTTGACCTTAACAAATACAGAACTGGTGATGGTTCTGAACCTTACATGACAACATTTTGGGAAAAAGGCCCAAAAGTTGCATTTGATTTCAAAGGAATGTCTCGCAGCGACTGGGACAAGTTAATGCAGCTAACAACAAAGCCGTATGGCGTTACTTTTGAACAGGGCAATGCGTGGATTGGCTACATCTCCAGAAAGAAGAAAAAGTGAGCCATGAAATTTGATTACGACATCAAATTCACCGACAACACCCCGCAACTCCATGAAGCGCTGGAAGCGTGGGTGGAGCGGGTGCTGACCATCTGGGGCATGAAGGTGCAGGACTATGCACAGCTGCTTGTTCCCACCGGCACGGCAGACAGCACCGGAATAGAAGGCTATGTGGGCGGTGCGCTGAAAGCGTCCATTACCTACGTTGTATCTGCAGCGCAAAAGACCGTGACCATCGGTTCTAACTTGCTATACAGCGCCTATGTGGAGTTGGGCACCGGTATCTTTGCAGAGAAGGGAAACGGACGCAAAACGCCGTGGGTCTGGCAAGACTTCAACGGCAAATGGCACTTTACCCGGGGCATGGCTCCCCGCCCCTTCCTACGCCCGGCGGTAGAAGATCATATCAAAGAACTGCAAGAGATTGCGGTGGAAGAAGCGAACAAGGAGGCGTAATTCATGGATTTGGAGAAAATGTTCAAAACACCAAAAGAAAAGTTCCTGCCCGATGATGTGAAAACTGCGCACTGCGAGGCAGAAGACCTTTTCCTTGAACTTGCAACGCAGCTTGACGCGCTTCCTGAAAGCCGAGAAAAAAGTCTGTGCATGACAAAATTACAGGAAGCGAAGTTTTGGGCGGTCGAATGTATCACCAAAGTTGCACGCAAAAACTAAATACTCAGCGGTTGGCGCACAGCGTCAGCCGCTTTTTTATGCCGTTTTCGCACAACTGGCAGTGCTCCCGGCTCATAACCGGGTAGTTGCAGGTTCGAGCCCTGCAAGCGGCACCACACCGGCAGCACGTCCGGCAAAATAACCTGATTGCCAAGCATGGCAGCCCAAGCAAGGGCAGAAAGGACACACACATGGCACTCAAAAGAGCAGATATCCGCAAGATTCTGGAAAACGCCGAAACCTCCAACGATGACAAGGCAAAAGCCATTCTGGACGCCTTGCACGAGGAGACCGACGCCCTCCGGGACGAACTGGATACCGAAAAAAACGCCCGCGTTGCAGCGGAAAAAGAACGGGACGCGGCCAACAGCGGTAAGCAGACCGCAGAGCAGGCGCTGACCGACTACAAGACCCAGCAGACCAACAAGGACGCCCATGCAGCCAAGGAAGCAAAGTTCCGGGAGCAGCTAAAGGCCGCAGGCGTGCTGGAAAAGTACTTTGACCGCATCGTGCGCTTGTCTGGCGAGGACATCGACAAGATGGAACTGGACAGCAAGGGCAATGTGAAGAACGCGGACAAGCTGGCTGAGAGCCTGAAAACCGATTGGAGCGACTATGTGGGCAGCACCTCAACCAAGGGCGCACCGGTGGACAACCCGCCCGCAAACACCGGTTCCAAAATGACCAAAGACCAGATTTTTGCAATCAAGGACGCGGGCGAGCGTCAGGCAGCGATTGCAGCAAATGCCGACCTGTTTACAGGCGGCGGGAAGGAATAATCTATGGCAGCAAAAGAAAATCTGATTACCACCACTGAGATCACCGTCAACCCCCGGGAGATCGACTTTGTGACCCGTTTCCAGCGTAACTGGGATCATCTGCGGGATATCATGGGCATCATGCGCCCCATCCGTATGCAGCCCGGCACCGTGCTGAAGAGCAAATATGCACAGGGCACCCTGCAGAGCGGCACCGTGGCAGAGGGCGAGGAGATCCCTTACAGCCAGTACACCGTCAAGGAGAAGGATTACGGCAAGATCACCATCGAGAAGTACGCCAAGGCCGTCTCCCTGGAAGCAATCCAGAACTATGGCTACGACGTCGCTGTGCAGAAGACCGACGACGAGTTCCTGTACGACCTGACCGCAAAGGTCACCGACAAGTTCTACAAGTACCTGAACACCGGTAGCCTGAAGGGCACGCCCAAGACCTTCCAGATGGCTCTGGCAATGGCAAAGGGCAGCGTGGAGAACAAGTTCAAGAACATGCACCGCACTGTCACCGGCGTGGTGGGCTTTGCAAACGTTCTGGATGTGGCCGAGTATCTGGGCACCGCAAACATCACCATCCAGAACCAGTACGGCTTCCAGTACATCAAGGACTTCATGGGCTACAACACTATCTTCCTGCTGTCCGACGGCGAGATCGCAAAGGGCAAGGTCATTGCCACCCCCGTGGACAACATCGTGATGTACTATGTTGACCCCTCCGACAGCGACTACGCAAAGGCCGGTCTGGTGTACACCACCGCAGGCGAGGCAAGCAACCTGATCGGCTTCCATACGCAGGGTAACTACACCACTGCCGTGTCCGAAAGCTTTGCCATCACCGGCGTGACCCTGTTTGCCGAGTATCTGGACGGCATCTCTGTCCAGACCATTACCCCGGGCGAATCGGTCTGACCTGCAAGGAGGTGACCCCGCATGACTGTGCCAGAACTGTGCGTTTACACACACAATTTTTTTGACCGGTACGATGCACCATTTACAGGGCGGTTCATCATTGGCACGGACTATATCTGGGATGCGATCAACTTCAACACGGACGTGCTTGCAGAGGATCCCGAAAACATCCTGTCCGGGCTTGCGCCGCACCAGTTCTACAAAATAGAGGGCTCTATCTTCAATGACGGAGTACATCAGGTGGGCGAGCCTCTGACCCCCGAAACCTTCACCGGCACGGTACAGCCTATGCGGGTTCCCAACGTGTTTGTGGAGCTTGCCAAGAAGATCACCGACTACGATGCAGCCACCCCCGGAGGTGGGCGCTATGTTTCCCAGTCCTTCAACGGATGGAGCGGCACAATGGCCACCGGCACGGACGGCTTGCCCGCAGACGGCTGCACCCACTACCGCCGGGAAATCAACCAATGGAGGAAACTGTAATGCCTGTAAACGATTTCACTAAATTCACCGTGATGGAGAATTTCACAAAGAAGTTCTGCTTTATGGTCAAAAAGCTGGTATCGGACGGCCTGTTTGGCTCTACCACCACATGGGAGGACGGTATGGAGTTCCTCGCCGTAGAGCGCCACGACCAGACCATTGAAGCGCAGCAGGCAGAGCAGCAGGGCACGGCATCCACCTACTCCCTCTATGTGGATAAGGGCATCAAGCTGTCCCCCTTCGACCGCATCAAGCGGCTGGACGATGGGCAGACCTATGAGGTGACCACCGCGAGCAGCGACAAGATTTCTCCCGCCGAAAGCCAGATGAATCTTGCCGTTGTGCAGTGCAAAAAGGTGGTGCTTTCCTGATGGGCGCAGCAGAAGCCATTACCACGGCGCTGAACAGCTATTTTACGCTGTTCAATATTCCGGTATACCCGGAGGATTTCGTGCCGCAGGGCACTTCCCTGCCCTATATCACGGTGCTGCCGGTCATCCCCAAAGGTTTTGACGAGAGCAGCACCTTTCATGCGCGGCTGTGGTATCCGGTAGACGGCGGCAAGCTACCCATCATCCGCAAAACAGATGAGATGCGCGCTGCCCTCGGGGATGGGCTTACCATCGAGTGCGAGGGCGGCGCAATTCTTTTATGCGCGGGCAATCCGTGGGCGCAGTCTATGGACAACCCCCCGGAAAAATACCTGTGCACATACCTTACTTTTGACGTCACATCCTTTGTGGTGTGAGAAAGGATAACGCATGAACAAAATGTATCACGCCATTTCGGCAGATGCTTTCAAAAAGCTTCAGTTTCAGGCTGGCGCACTGCTGAAGAAGTTCGACCCGGCGGGCACTACCCCCATTGCAGCGGAGGATATGATCTGCCTGACGTCCGGCGGCATCACCGTCAGCTGCAAGCCCAACACCATTGATCTGGGCGAGGATCTGGACGAAGTGCCCGAGAACACCTATCAGCTCAAGCACATTACCAGTTGGGATTGTGGTCTGTCTACCACCTGCATGACCGTGAGCGCCGACACCATCAAGCTGGAACTGGGCGCTGCGGATGTGGAAACAAACAAGATCACCGTCCGCGAGGACTACAAAAACGAGGACTTCCAGGATATCTGGTGGCATGGCAATCTGATCGGCGGCGGCTATGCTGCGGTCAAGCTGATGAAGGCCGTGAGCGATGGCGGCCTTGAACTGAAAACCACCAAGGACGGCAAGGGCAACCTCAACCTGAGCCTGAAGGGCCACTACGACATGACCGACACCAGCAAGGTGCCTATGGAGTTCTACGTCAAGGAGGCAGAGTAATGATCCTTACCATCAATCTTGACCCCGTGGAAGCCCTGCCCAAGCTGTATGACGCGGTGGACGGCATCACCCGCATGATCATGGACGCAAAGGACAACGTGGACAACCCGGAGACCAAAGCCGCCCGGGAGACCATCGTTGCCAACGCCATGAAGCTGCTGGGTGCAGAGCCTGCCGAAACCGCAGAGGGCAAGAAAAAGCTGACCCCGCGCGAGTTTGCGCTGGCTGCGCTGGACTTTATTAAGCCCCTGATGAAGCTTGACCCGCAGCGCACCATGAACGCCCTGCACCAGTTGTACACGCTGGAAAAGGGCGAGAAGGACACCTTGCCCAAGGCATTCACCTCGCTTACCAAGTCCGTGATGCAGGAGGATATGCAGGATTTTTTGTCATCGCTGGCCGACTTGAACGGCCTGAGTTTTGGCACTACCTCTGCCGCGCCGACCTCCAGCATCTCCGCGCCTACGGAATAAAGTATTTCGTCTGGTTTGTCATCAGCGAGATGCGCGAACGCCACCGCACAAAGGCATACCAGCTGTATACGGCTGATATGCTTTTTCTTTGTGCTGTATCGCTGGGGCAGCAAGTGGAGCAGTCCTTCAGCGAGATCATGGCAGAGTATGACAAGCCGCTATCTGAGCGCCGACACGAAACAACACTGGAAGAAGCGCAGGCGTGCTGGGAAAAGACGCTTGCAGACAGTAAAAAAGCCGCAGAGCAGAACGGAGGTGGTGAGACCTGAATATTTTTAATTTGATGGCCACTTTGGGGCTTGATACCTCCGAGTATGAGCAGGGCATCGAGCAGGCCAGAAAAGAGACGCAAAGCGCCGCAAACTCGCTGAACCGCAGCGCAAACACCGCCGGGAGCGGCGTTTCTGGCATGGCAAGCCAGTTTGCAGCAGCCAGCGCAAAAGCGACTGTCCTTGCAAATATGCTTACTTCGCTTGGGACAAAGGCGGTAGGCCTTGCAAAGGGCTTTGTGGAGATGGGCATTTCTTATAATGCCCAGATAGAAAAGTACACCACCGGCTTTACCAATATGTTGGGCAGCGCACAGGCCGCGCAGGAAGCCATGCAGGCTATTCAGGAGGACGCAGCCCGCACCCCGTTTGACGTGGCATCCCTGACGCAAGCAAACCAGTTGCTCATCAGCGCAGGCGAAAATGCTGCGTATTCCCGCAAGGTCATCAATGCACTGGGCGATGCAGTTTCCGCAACTGGCGGCGGCAACGCCGAACTATCCCGCATGGCTGCAAACCTGCAGCAGATCGCAAACGTGGGCAAGGCTGCAACGATAGACATCAAGCAGTTTGCCTATGCCGGCATCAATATCTATCAGATTTTGGCAGACTACACCGGCAAATCGGTGCAGGAAGTCCAGAATATGACCATTAGTTACGACCTTCTTTCACAGGCGCTCATAGCAGCCAGCGAGGAGGGCGGGCGTTACTATAACGCCATGGACACCCAGAGCCAGACCATGAACGGGCGTATATCCACCCTGAAGGATAACGTCAGCCAGCTGGCTGGACTTATGACCGGCGACCTTTCCTCCGGCATCGGCGTTGTGATAGGCCACCTGAACGACATGGTTGTCGCAGCGCAGGAAGCCTACAAGGAAGACGGCTGGAAGGGTCTCGGGAACGCAATCCTTGAACTGGATAATCCCATCAGTGCTATCATCAAAAAGTTTGGGCAGCTTGGCAGCGCGGCCGTTAGTGCACTGGATAAGGCAAGCTACTATCTGAACAAGGCACTGGGAAAAAACGCTTATTCTGGTTACGACAGCTACGAGGACTACAGAGAGGATCAGCAAAAGCAAAGCAACAGGAACCGGCTGCGGCAGAACGCTCTTTCCGGCAAAAGCGTAAGCAATAAAAGCTGGTCTGAGCGACAAGCAGAAGCAGCGGCCGCGAGCGGCGGCAGCTCCATCGTCACAAGCCCTTCCAGTTCTTCCGGCAAGAGCACCGGCACAAAATCCAAGACTGAAACCGTCATAGCGTCCGTGTCGCACACCGCCACCACCACCGCACAGAACGCGCTTGGCGCCGTGACTACAAGCGTTGAGACCTTGCAGGAGAAGGTAAAGGACGCAGCGGGCAACATCAAAGACCGCGTGACCGAGACCACCACCGAGACCGGTAAAGAGATGGTCAACGGTGTTGCTACTACCTATACGCTTGTGACCAAGAAAGTTACGGACGCGAACGGCAAGATAAGCACCACGACCAAGAAGGTCTACGCCGATATGTCCAAGACCCTGCTTGGCACCCTGACCACCATTGCAGAAAAGACCTTCAACGGCATCACCACCACTACGCAGCAGGCTGTGGAGACCTACGCGGACGGCAGCCAGCACATCAAAACAACCGCCACCGAGACCGGCGAGCGCATTGTGGACGGCGTGCGGCAGACCTACACCAAGGTCATCAGCTACATTGACGGCGTGCAGGACAAGGTGACAGAGACCGCGCAGAACATCGACAAGAGCATCAAGGCGACCCAAAAGCGCATTGAAGAGAATCTGAGCAAAGCACAGCAGCAGCTTAACAGCGGTATCTTCAAGATTGGAAAAAATCTGTATACCGACCTGAAAAATCAGGACTGGGCAGCGCTTGGGCTGGATATCGTCAACATGATGTGGGGCGAGGTGTCGCAGGAGCAGCGCGAAGTCCTGTCTGACTGGGCAAACAAGGCGCTGGAAGCCATCAACGAAGCTTATTCCGGCGGCGGTCTGAGCGAGGCGTTCAATGCTTTTAAGCAGATCATGTCCAACGGCATCAAAGCAGATGCGGACGGCGTTACCACAAGCGTAGACGGGCTGAGCAAAGTGTTTCAGGATTTGGGCATCAACGTTTCCGATGTCGGCAGCAAGATCATGGGTGTGCTGAACACCATTGGCTCCGGCATGGGCAGCTTTGCCCTCAACGCGGGCACGGATATTGCAAACCTTGCCGGGAGCATGGGCAGCCTTGGCACGATCGCCGAGGGCGCAGGCGGGCTGATCGCAAAGGTGGGCAGCCTGATTATGGCAAACCCGGAGGTCGCCGCGATCATCGCCATTGTGGCGGGCGTGGTGGCGCTGGGCGTGGCGCTGTGGGCAAAGTTTGGCAAGGGCAAGAGCAGCGGCACTACCAGCACGCAGCACGTGCACTCCTACAAGGATATTCAGGACGCTTACTGGTACGGCAACGAGCGTGCTTTTGCAGGCTACGACTACCGCACCGACCCCTACGTCATGAACCCGGACAACAACGCCATGCTGACCTATCAGGCCAAAATGCAGGCGCAGATGGAGCGGCTCTACGGTGTGGTGGAGAAATATCTGCCGGAAGCCGGAAACAGCGTGATTGCGCTTGACGGCGAGCAGGTAGGCCGCATCATTACCCCCAGCGTAAACAGAAGCCTGGGAGACCTTACGGTGCTGAGCGAACGAGGGAACTGATATGTACGAGATCTACGCATACCCCTTTGGCAACCCGGACGCAAAGCTGCTGCTCTATCGTCCCAACGACCCGCAGGCACTGGTGCTGTCCCCCAAGCTGACCCGCGAGGTCAGCAAGGGCGGCAGCCTTGTTTTTACCATGACGCGGGATCATACGCAGTACGATATGCTGCAAAAGCTGAGCACGGTGGTGCAGGTGCGGCGGGATGGCAAAGAAATCTGGCGTGGGCGGGTGCTGAAGCATGAAGCCGATTTTTACAACCGGCGGGTGGTGTACTGCGAGGGCGCGCTGAGCTACTTCAACGACAGCAGCATCACCCCATTTAACTACAAGGGCACCCTGCGCCAGTTTTTGCAGCACATCGTTGCCGCCCACAACGAGCAGGTAAAAAGCAAGATGAAATGCTTCCAGCTGGGCACGGTAACGGCGGCGCTGGGCAATTTGCAGGTGCAGTTTGGCGATGCCGACCAGTACGGTGTTGGCGAGGATTACGGCAAAGTGTGGGACATTCTGGACAAGCTGGTGCTCAAAGTGTTCGGCGGTTACTTCTACTGCGGCTTTGACGCGGCTACCGGCTACAACGTGCTGAACTATTGCGATCAGGCAGTGGAAGCCAAGCGGCAGACCGCCCAGAAAATCGAGTACGGACGCAATCTGCTCAACCTGAGCGAAACCACAGACGCCACCGACCTTTATACCCGCATCTATCCTATCGGCAACAAGCACACAGTGGACACCTCCAAGTGGTACTACAAGCTCATGTGGTGGCGGGACCCCTCCAAGGATAAGCACGAAGAGCGTTGGGGCATCATGGAAGCAGATGCCGCTACCGTTGCGCAGTATCTGCCTGCATCGGGCTACTCTTACAACTTGGAAGAGGGCTGGATCCAGAACGACACCGCGGTGCAGAAGTTTGGCATCATTACCCGCATCGTGGAACTTGACACCGACAGCGCAAACGACACCTTTGCAGCCGGTGTGCAGGCATTGCAGCAGAACTACGCTATGAAGACCAGCTACGTCATCCGGGCGGTGGATCTCGTAGACGCAGGCTACGATACAGACCGGCTGGATTTTTCCATGTACTCCCATATTATCAGCAAGCCGCACAGTGTGGATGCCGTCATGCTCTGTACCAAGCTGGTGGAACCGCTGGAAAAGCCTGCGCAGAAAGAGTTCACATTTGGCATGACCCGCCGCACCCTGACAGACCGTCAGGTGGCCAATATGGGCACGACAAATCTGCTGGTGGAAAGCGCTTACACCTCCGAAAAATACCATCAGGATATGCTGAAACGGCTGTTTGCCGCCTCCGAACAGGCAAAAAAGGATTCCGATGAAGCCGCCAAGACCGCCACAAACTTTTTGGAGTACACCCCGCAAAACGGCCTCATTGTCCGGCACGATTCTCTGCCCGGCAAGCAAGTGCAGATCCTGAACGATGGCATCCGGGTCATGGATGGCAGCAGCATGGTCAATATCCAGGCCAACGCCATCTCCATCACGGACGGCATGGGCAGCTGTTCCATCAATAGCGGTTCAATTATTTTCAACGGCATTCGCAACAGTAAAATTTTTGAATGGCCTTATCAAAAGGATTCTCATGGCAACCGAATAGGAGAATTTACTGCACAAACAACAAAAATCGACCTTTCTTCCTACTCGTCTGTAATGCTGGTCTATGACACGCATAAAGGCGGAACATGGTTTGCAAGTGGAGGCAGTGCTGGTAGACTTACGGTCGTTCTTCCTGTTAATGGGCAAACGTACTCTTATGCTTATCCGTGGAATACCGTCCATTGGAGAACCGTCAAAGTGAGCGACACGGGAATAACGTTTGGTAGCGGAAACGAAAGAACATCCGACTATAAAAATAACGTTATAACTGGCGTGATACATTTGGAAGTTCCTATTACTGATGGTGTTACGAAAAACGATGAGGTTTGCCGCCCGTTGGAACTATACGGTTTTATGTGAGGAGAACTATGAAACACTTTAAATTCAAGTGTAAGGTCTGCTCTGATGGGCGGCTGTATGCAGGCGGCTGGTGCCACGAAAGCGTCATTCCGAACCCGCTGCCGCCTGATGAGATTCTTCTGGATGATCTGTCCGGTATCACGCAGGGGTTCTACACAGATTATCTCTGGGACGGCGAAAAGCTGATCTATCGTCCGCCTGAACCATCTGCTGAGCATGCCCAGGCAGTACAGACTTCCGATGACGGAACCGAGGTGACCTACACATGAGAGACTATGCCGCACTGGAAGCGCTCGCCGCCCAAAACCCCCGCATGAACGATATGCGCATCACAACGCCGACCAAGACGTTCTCCATGCGGTCTGACTTTGGGCTGTGGCTCAAGCGCGGCTCTCCGCAGATCGGCAAACCGGAAACCGATTCTATGCTTGTGGAAGTGCCCGGCGCAGATTTTCTGCTGGATCTGACCCGCGCCGTAGATGGCAGCGTGCACCACAAAAAGCGGAAGATCACCATGGACTTTGTCTGCGACCGGCCTAAAACACAATGGGCATATATCCGGTCTAGACTGGAAGCGTTGCTGCAGGGGCAGTGGCTGCACTTCTATTTTGTCCGGGACGGCGAGGTCTGGGCTGGGCAGCTGGACGTAGAGATGACCCCCGGCGAGTATAAAGCTGCCGTGAAGATCACCGCGACCTGCGACCCGTGGCCGAAAGATCATTACTTTATTCTGGACGCTTCCAAGCTGGATACAGACAAAATTGCATAAGGAGGATACATGGGTTATCAGAAACAGAATTTCGTTTCAGGTCAGGTGCTGAACAGCGCTCACCTGAACCACATCGAGAACGGCATTGTGGAGGTCGAATCTTCCGTATCCACTTCCATTGTGGACAAAGTCACAAAGGAAGAGCTTAAAAACACGATCGACCCCACCCTCTCCGTCGAGGGTAAGGCGGCGGATGCAAAGGCTACTGGTGACGCGGTTCAGGGCGTAAAGGATGACCTTGCCGCCGAGACCGCTCGCGCGGAAACAGCGGAAAAAGCCAACGCGGACAACATCGCGGCTGAGGTCAAGCGCGCACAAGCCGCCGAAAGCGCCCTATCCACTAAAATCACGGAGGAAACGGAGCGGGCAAAGGCGGCTGAACAGGAGAACGCGGAAGGAATTGCCGCCGAAGCATCCCGCGCCAAGGGTGAGGAGCAGCGCTTGGACACTGCCATTGCCGCCGAAAAGACCCGCGCGGAACAGGCAGAGCAAGCGCTGGATGCGCGCACCGCAGCTCTCGAATCCTGCGGATTTGTCGTGGTTGACGGCAAAGTCTGCATGAAATATGTTAAATCCTGAAAGGAGCAAAACACATGGCTGAAACTATGGTAACCGATCCGGTCTATCTGGATCAGACCGCAAAAGACAACGGCAGAAAGCTTGACCAGATGACCGCCGCCCTGCTGGGTATGTCCAGCTCGCTGGGCGTGATTGCGCGGGCACAGACCGGCGTGGTGGAGGAGATGGACTACAACGCCATCAAGTCGGTGGTGGCTGCCGGTAATGCACCGGCGGTTTTCCCGGTTGGCACGCAGCTTGTCAACACCTACACCGGCAAGGACGGCAAAGCCTACGACTGCCCGTGGGACGTAGTGAAGTCGGACGATACCGCAGAGGGTGAGACCGGCACCACCGCGCCTGCAATGGTGCTGCAGATGCACTACGCATCTCTGGAGGATATCCAGTTTTCTGAGTATCAGGCTTTTTATGTGGTGCAAGAATCCGGCCTTGCTGCTGGTACCTACAACGTCAAGATGGGTCTGGACTGGGGCACCAACGTCAAAAACGGCACTGTCTATCAGTTCACGTTGACCAAGAACGCCCCCGCAGGCGCACGCCTGACCGGCTTCTACAACGCCCCGGATACCGCATCCACCAACTGGAAGGTGTACGTCTATAAGGATCAGCAGAAGTCTGAACTGCTGGAGACCTGCAACGTCTCTGCTGGCAGTGCGGGCATGAACCTCGGCACGTTTTTGGCTAAGCCCAACGGCAACCTGAACGGCTTGCATCCGGTTAGCTACGGCGACAACCGGTGGTGGAAGTCCGCGTATCGTCAGTACCTCAACAGCGATGCACCCGCTAAAGAGTGGTGGGCTCCGCAGGACGAGTGGGACATGAAACCCGATCAGGCAGACACCGTGCCCGGCTTCCTTGCGGGCTTCTCTGATGACTTCAAGGCTGCCCTGACCCGCGTGAAGGTCGTGACCTACGGCAACACCGTCACCGATGACGGCAGCGCTGTGGTGACCTATGACAAAATCTTCCTGCCCTCGCTGGAGGAGATCTACTGTTCTCCGCAGGTCAGTGGCGAGGGTACATACTGGCCGTACTGGAAGGAGCGCACCGGCGCAAAGACCCCGCAGGCTCTGTGGCAGACCTACCCGCTGCGTATCACCCGCGACCTTGCACAGCGCACTGTGGGCCGCGGTGTGCGGCTGCGCTCTGCGTTTCGTGGCTCCGGCGGCAATGCCTTCACCGTGAACTCCATCGGCTACGTCGGCCACTGGCACGCGGTCACCGCGACTCGCTGCGCCCCGGCTTGCGAAATGACCAATCTTAAATAATCACCGGGCAATCCCTTGCCCGGTGAGAAAGTGAGTGCTATCCCATGGCAATGCGTAAAGACCAGATACCGGACAATAAATTCACGCTGCCGCTTGACGCGCGTGAGCTGGCACTGTATACCAGACAGATCACCAAAAACGCGAAAGTGTTTGACCTCGAAATTGACGCAAGCCTTCCCGGTCAACTGCGCGCTACGGCAGACCGGATATTTTTTGATATCTTCGGAGCAAACGACCTCCGGCTGGACAAGCCGAACGAAAGAGAGGAGCGCTTTAAGCTTCAAAGACAAGCTGTCCGGCTGTGCACCGTCCTTTTGGCGGAGATAGACATGGCGAAAGCCAGCTATCACCTTTCCGGCAAACGGTGCTCTTTCTGGGGCAACACTGTGCGCGATATCCGGCAGCGTTGCCGGGACTGGCACGAGAGTGATGCAAAGCGTGCAAAAGCGCTTTGACATAAAAATGGCTGTAGGCTAATGGGCCGCAATGTGCGGCTGCGCTCTGCGAATCGTGGCAACGGCAACAATGCCTTCAACGTGAACTCCAGCGGCAACGTCAACAACTGGAACGCGATCAACGCGAATCGCTGCGCCCCGGATTGGACGGCAGCACGCCCACAAAAGCCCCTGCATAGCAGAGGCCGGGCAAAAACTGCCGTGCAAGGAGCCGAGTGCCATGTCTGTCCTCTGGCAGACGAACAATATCAGCCGGACGTGGCCACCCTGCGGGGTGTTGACCGCTATCACCCGGCAGATCCTTGCGAGGAGAGCTGAAAAAATCAGTGCAAGAAGAAGAAATAATAATCGGGTTCGATGCCCTGTATAATTCCGAGGGCAAGTGCGCCAAAGGCGTGTGCCGCAAGGCAAGCGTTGGACGGTTTCACCTGTTTCGGATGGACGAGATCCTGAAACTCCAAAAGGAGCTCGCGACAGGTACATACAAGGCACGGCCAACAATCAAAGTTAGAATCACCTATCCCAAGCCCCGCACAGCGGTTGCGAATGGCTTTCGGGATAGGGTATACCAGCGCTCTCTCAACGACAATGCTGTTTATCCAGCAATGACACGGAGCTTCATCCGGCAAAACGCGGCCTGTCAGACCGGCAAAGGTACCGACTGGGCGCGCAAGCAGGTCAAGCTCATGATGGAGCGCGAATACCGGCAGCACGGCGCTGATGGCTATGTGCTGTTGGTAGATATCCGGCACTATTACGACACGATGCCCCATGACGTGGCAAACCGCTGCTTTGAGCGGCATCTGCCGCCAAGTGTGCATAACCGCGTGCGTGAGGTTCTGGATCGTCAATATACCGGCGAGGCCGGTTATAATCCGGGCAGCCAGATGGTGCAGCTTGCCGGGATCTCGGTGCCCGACCCCATAGATCACTACATCAAGGAGCGCCTGCGGGCGAAAAAGTACGTCCGTTTTATGGATGATAGCCTCATCATCCACCACGACAAGGCACGGCTTGAGGAGTGGCGGGAGGCGATCCGCGCCCGGTACGCTGCCGATGGCATGGAGCTGCACCCGACCAAGACCAAGATCGTCAGGCTAAAGGATGGATTCCGTTTTCTAGGTTTCATCTACCGCTTGACCCCGGCGGGCAAGGTCGTTATGACCGTTGACCCGCAGAATGTCAAGGCCGAGCGCAAGCGCCTGTTTCGGCTTGCCCAGCTCATCAAGGCAGGAGAGAAACCGGCATCTGCCCTGTATGAGCAGTATGGATCATGGAAAGCCCATGCCGCTAAAGGCAACTCGCAGCAGCTGCTGCAGCGCATGGATCAATACGTTAAAACTCTGCTGGAGGGGATAACTACATGAAAATTGTTCACAACACTGGCGACATCAAGACCGCCGCCGAAAACGAAAACCGGGACGCGGATTTGGCACAGATCGCGTCTATGGTGGACTTCCTGTGCATTCTGGCCGATGTGCCCATTGAGGACGAGGCTGCAGACAAGGAGGGCATGAGCCATGAGTGATAAGCACAGCGCGATCTTCGGCAAAGCGAAAGACGAGTACGAGGCGGGCCGCTGGTCTAAGGCCATGCTGCGAATCCTTGTGCAGCGCAAGCCCCAGCGCCTGACCGCAGAAGAGTATGAAGAGATTACCGGCGAAAAGTATTAAGGAGCAGAGTATGAGACCTATCATGGACGTTTCCCGCTGGCAGGGTAACATCGACTGGGACAATGTCAAGGCAAGCGGCCTTGTCTCCGGCGTGATGCTGCGGGCGCTGGGCAACAGCGCGAAAGACGCGCCCAGCAAGCCGTACATCGACCCCACCTTTGAGCGCAACTACCGCGAGTGCCAGCGGCTGGGCATCCCCTGTGGCGTGTACTACTACTGCAAGGCGGTCAACACGGAAGAAGCTGACGCAGAACTTGCCCTGCTGCGCAAGGTGCTGACCGGCAAGACAGTGCAGCTGCCGGTGGCGGTGGACATTGAGGACAAGTATGTGCAAGCTCCGCTGGACAAGCAGACCCTGACGAACATTGCCGCTCATGCGCTGGGCACGGTGGAGCGCTGGGGCTTTTACGCCATGCTATACACCGGGCTGTACTTTGGCCGTGATAACATGTACATGACCGGCGCGGCGCTCAAGCCGTATGACGTGTGGCTTGCAGCCTACCGCAGCAAAAAGCCCGCGCCGGAATGGAAATTCGGGCTGTGGCAGTACACCAGCAAGGGCAAGATTCCCGGTGTTGTGGACGCGATCCCGGGCAAGATTTCCGGCGTGGACTTGTCTGTGCCCTACAAGGACTATGCCAAAATCATTGCAAAGAAGGGTCTGACCCGTCTTCGGGAGGGCAAATGACCGAAAAAGAAGCTTTGCTGTGGGTGCTGGGCATCTTGGGCAGCCTGTGCGCTGCTGCCATCACGATCGACAAGGTGCTGGAAATCATCCATAAGTACATCAAGAAGGCACAGGAGCCGGACAACGCGCAGAACAAGCGGCTGGATGAGCTGGACAAGCGCGTCGGCACCTTGGAACAGGGGCAGCTCCAGCATACACAAGCCCTTGCAAGAGACCTCCGGCGATTTGACGGCATTGACGAAGAAATGCGACTTGTCCTCGTTGGCGTGCAGAACCTTTTGGATGCGCAACTATCCGGCAACAACCGGGAAGGTATGCAAAAAAGTAAGACCGACATTAACAATTACCTGCTGAAAGGAGTAACCAATCATGGAAGCAATCCGTAACACCATTCTTACCCCGATGCCCGCATGGCTGGCGCTGGTACTCATCGTTGTTGGCGCTGTTTCGCTTGCGTTGGGGCTTATCCGTCTGGGCTACGGCGCAGCGGTCAAGACGCTGGTGCTTGACCTCATCGACCAAGCGGAGCGAGAAATTCAGGGCACGAAACGCGGAGCAGAGCGCAAGGCGTGGTGCGTCAAGATGCTGCGCACTTATCTCAATAACAGCCGGTGGGGCAAGCTGGTCAGCTGGGCTATCACCGAAGAGACCATGAGCAAGGTAATTCAGTTTTTCTTTGACCGCATGAAAGCGGCACTGCAAAAGCAGTAAGGAGGATATCATGGCAAGCACTACATACGAGCATTTTTCCGGGTATGGCGAAACGGTGACAAAACGTCACCAGTTTGCCAGCATTGGCAATATGGTGCGCAACGCCGGACAGCTGCCGCAGCCTTTTTGGCTCGGCGGTGCTGCCTGTGGCGGCGGCTCGCGTAGTGCTGCCCACTGCGCTGCAAGGACTTGACCGACAGCAAATGACTGCCGCTATCAAAAGCGCACCGCTTGGGAGGGTAGACCGTAAGATAGCCTTACTGCGGTATGTTGAGCGGCTCCCACTGCCGGACATTGCAGCGCAGACACATTACAGTCGGACGGCGGTAGGCTACCGGCTGAAAGGCATTGAAAAAATGCTGGATGTGTGATATACTAATCTTGTATATGGATTAGTTTTGAGCTTTTGCTCTGACAATTCAAAAGCGGCAGGCTTTCGGGTCTGCCGCTTTTCTTTTTGCACGATTTGCGGCATTGCCTGTGGGCGGTTCCGCTCTTGATTTTAGACTTCGCCGTTTTGGCGGCATAAAAAATCCCCCACTTTGCCTACAAAGCACCCCGCGTGGCACGCAGGGCTTCGGCAAAGCAGGGGATTTTTTTGTTTTACAGCAGCTTGTAGTGTTCAGCCAACAAAAAGCGGACGTATGCCGGGCAGCCCCGGCTTCCGGCACACCAGTTCTGCACCGTGCGCAGCGGAATGCCCGCGCATTTTGCAAAAGCGGTCTGCGACATTCCGGTGCGGGAGATCAGCTCCCGCATGGACAGGTTCGCCAGATCCCAGATGACGGACAGCCGCTCCTTTTCGGCGTCTAGGTCGATGCAGCCATCAGCGCCATCCTCGGCGCTGAGCGTCACGTTATTCAGAAAAATCTCCTTTACGGCTCGCGGATTGCTCGCCATAATAAAAAGTTCAGCGTTGCTATACATGGTATCCTCCTTTCAAATGCGGTCTTTCACGGACAGGCTGATTTTGCGCACAAAGCCATCAGGGAACTTCTCACCGCTCCAGAGAGAGCCGAGCTCTCCATCGCTGCCGTTGTCGCGGGGATACTCATAGAAGGCTGTCATGCCCAGACTATCGTTGACGCGGCGCAGCTTCACGATGCGGTCGGGAGCAAGCGCGATTTCCCGGGTAAGCTTGCCGTTTTTGTCCAGTGCATCCTCGCACAGCCACTGAAGCGCCGAGATAAACTCGTCCATCGTGATGGTAGAGTGGGCAGCCCAGTCTTTAAAAATGCGGCTGTCGCCTGCAAGAACGATCTTCTTTTTAGTCTCAAAGCTGGTCATGGTAGCTATTTCCTTTTTTTGTGCGATTTTGGTTTCCTTTACTGTCTATAATATACACCCATTGGGTGCAAAAGTCAAGCTTTTTTCAAAAATATTATACCCGATGAACGTATTTTTGCCCACGCTGCCCTTTTGCAGTGTGGGCACTTTTTTGTCCTTCGTTGTACCTTCGTTGTCTCTCCCGGTGTGGCATTCTGGTACGATAAACGCAAAAGGAGGAGCGCTCATGTGGCACAAGTTCAACCCAAACCCGCGCGGCAGCAGCGTCGGTGACTGTGCAGTGCGAGCCGTTGCAGCTGCCACCGGGCAAAGCTGGGAGCAGGCATACATAGGGCTTGCGATGATGGGCTACGCACTGGGCGACATGCCAAGCGCCAACCGCACATGGGGCGCGTACCTCCAAAAGCGCGGATTTAAGCGCCGCCTTGTCGAGGCAGACTGCTCCACCTGCTACACCGTGGAGGATTTTGCAAGGGAGTACCCGCGCGGGATCTACGTTCTGGGCTGCTCTGGCCACGTTCTGGCTGTTGTCAATGGCGAGTGGATTGATAGCTGGGACAGTGGCGCAGAGTGCCCGATTTATTACTGGTACAAGGAGGACTAAGCAATGCCATACATTCCATACGGATACCAGCCCGGCTATTATGGGCAGGCAATGCCGGATCAGCTTGCACAGCTGCGGCAAAACGCATACCAACCGCCGACAATGCCCGGTCAGGCTGCGCAGCAGGCGGCGCCGTCCATCATCTGGGTGCAAGGCGAGGAGGGAGCCAAGGCGTACATGGTTGCCGCCGGGAACAGCGTTTTGCTGATGGACAGCGAAAACAGTGCTTTTTATATCAAGAGCACGGATGCAAGCGGGATGCCGCTTCCTCTCAGGACGTTTGACTACAAGGAGCGCACCACAGCCGCAAAAACGCCGCCACAAACGGCGCAGCAGCCCGGCGTGGAGTTTGTCACCCGGGCAGAGTTTAACGCGCTGGCAGCCCGCTGTGCGGCGCTTGAGAAGCAAGAGCCTGCAAAACCTGAAACGGAGGTCAAATAAGTATGGCAAACCCTCTTTTTAACGCACTGGGCGGCGGTATGCCCGCCATGCCAAACCCTATGGGTCAGTTCGGGCAGATGATGCAGCAGTTCCAGCAGTTCCGTGCAAACTTTCAAGGCGACCCGAAAGCAGAGGTGCAAAAGCTGCTGCAATCCGGCAAAATGTCACAAAACCAGCTGAACCAGCTGCAGGCGATGGCGCAGCAGTTTCAGCAGTTCCTCCATTAAGTCGTAACCGTGGCCACGGTTCAAGCATAAAAATCATTTAAAACACACGAAAGGAGTACAAAAATGTCTCTTTCTTCCGATTCTGCGGTTCTGACCATGCCTGTTCAGCCCGCAAACACCAACGGCGGCAACGGATTTGGCTTTGGCAATGATGGCGCATGGTGGATCATCATCCTGTTCCTGTTTGCCTTCTGCGGCGGCTGGGGCGGCAACTGGGGCGGCAATGGCAACACCGGTGCCGGTGTCGTTGACGGCTACGTCCTGACCTCCGATTTTGCCAACATCGAGCGCAAGATGGATGGTATCAACAACGGCATGTGTGATGGCTTCTACCAGCAGGCGCAGCTTGTCAACGGCGTGCAGCAGACCGTGAACAACGGCTTTATGTCCGCAGAGATCAGCCGCGCAAACCAGCAGGCGGCGTTCATGCAGCAGCTGTTTGCCATGCAGATGCAGCAGCAGGAGTGCTGCTGCGAGAACCGCTCTGCCATTCAGGGCGTCAACTACAATCTGGCCACCCAGTCCTGCGAGACCCGGAACACGGTGCAGAACACCACCCGGGACATCATCGACAACCAGAACCAGAACGCCCGCGCCATCCTTGACGCCCTGACCGCACAGCGCATCGAGGCAAAGGACGCAAAGATCGCCGAGCAGGGGCAGCAGCTGTTCGCAGCACAGCTGGCGGCATCTCAGGCAGCCCAGAACGAAACGCTCAAGGCCTACATGAGCGGTCAGCTGGCCTACTACAACCCCCGCCCTGTGCCCGCTTTCCCGGTACCCGCACCCTACCAGTACGGTAACTGCGGCACCGGTTGCGGCTGCAACGGTTGCGCTTAATCGAATAACGGCAACTGACTACAATTTGTAGCCTGTTCAGCCCCTGAGCTGATTTTGCAAACCAGAGCGCCGGGGCAAAAGTCCCGGCGTTTTTCTATGAAAGGAGCCGATAAAATGGCCGAATTTAGCAACTCTAACACCGTCAGTGTGGCGGCGGGTGAAAACCTTCCCCTGACCGAGACCGCGGTAAAGGCCCCTGCCTGCATCGTACACCGTGCTGGCAGCGGCCTTGTGACCCTGCGGGGTCTGACCAATCAATGCAAAGCGCGCTTCAAGGTAAGCTTTGGCGGCAATATTGCCATTCCCACCGGCGGCACTGTCGGTGCTATCTCTGTTGCGCTTGCTGTCGGAGGCGAGGCGCTTAACAGCGCAACCGCAATTGTCACCCCCGCAGCAGTGGATCAGTACAGCAACGTCTTTACGGCGGTGTTCGTGGAAGTCCCCCGGGGCTGCTGCGTTACTGTGGCGCTCAAAAACACTAGCACGCAGGCAATCAGCATTGCAAACAGCAATCTGATTGTTGAGCGGGTAGCATAAGGAAAGGAGTACAACATGAGTAAGAATCTCTATGATCTGCGTGAAATGCTCTGCGAGGAGCTGGACGAGTACAACCGCGATGCAAAGAACGGCCTGAACGAGCGCACGCTGGACACCGTGCACAAGCTGACCGACACCATCAAGAACATCGACAAGATCATGATGCTGGAGGACGGCGATTATAGTCGCACCGGCGAATGGGAAGCCGATATGCGCGGCAACTACGGACGCACCGAAAACTACAACCGTGGCAACAGCTACGCAAACCGTGGTCGGCATTATGTGCGCGGTCACTACTCGCGCGGCGATGGTCGGGAGCGGATGATTTCTGACATCGAAAACATGATGCAGGACGCAACCGGCGCCGAGCGTGACGCATACAAGCGTGCTCTGGACATCCTGAACAATATGTGATAAGGGGGGCGGCAGGCATGGACATCGTGGAGATAAACGAGCACATCCGCAAACTGAAATGCGAAGAAACGAACTGGCAGAGCGTGGAAAAGCTTGCCGCCCTCTGCACTGTGCGAAATGAGTTGAGCGAAGCGGAAAGCCCGGAAAACGGCCACGCTCCGCAGCCTGAACCAGTCATGCAGATGGAGTATTCCACAAGACCGCAAGAACCGCAGAGTGAATTTGTAGAGGCTGCAAGCGCTGTGCCGTTCGGCGGGCTGATGGAGGTACTGGACAGGCACATGAACGCAATAAAGCTGGTGTACCCGAAAGAGTATGAGCTAGTAATGCGGAAGATCGTCTCTTTGTCTGAGTGACGATGCCCAATAGGCTGAAGGCACAGGGAAAGTAAGTCGCCCAGCCAAAAAAAAGCCATACATAGCAGCAGCCCCGGGGATCCTGACGGTTCCTCGGGGCTGTTTTTGCGTTTATAAAGCTGTTTTTCAGCGGTGTGTTACCAAAAATGTTACCACGATAAAGAAAAGGACGTCAATTCTCAACGAAATGGCGTCCTTTTTACATGGTGGAGGCGATGGGAGTCGAACAATTAAAAATGATGGATTGTCGTCAAAAATTCATCTGGGATGCACGAAAGGACGAAGGAATAATACGGATTTGTTGGGTTATGCCCGATTCGTTTTTTGACATTTAGAAAAAAGAGTGTTACCAAATGTGTTACCAGAATCACCCTTGAGCCTTCCTGAATGCAGCGGTCGTTGCAGCCGCCAAATCTTCTCGCTGGCCCTGCAATTCATGATGGTACACGCCGGAAGTATCCATGTTCTTGCTGTGACCAACCAGCATTTTTAGCTGGCTGTCAGTCAGGACGCTTGATTCAACGCTAACAAAGGTGTGCCGCAGCTCGTAAAGTGAGACTTTCGGCTCAAGCCCGTTTGCTTCCTGATACGATTCCCAGCGGCGATAGAGCGTATGCTCTGACGGAATCTGAAACAGCGGCGTATTGTATTGTAGCAGTATGCCTTGAGCCTTTAGGAGCTGTACCTGCGCCTCATAAGCATCCCGTGCTTCCTTGCCCATGTCAAAAGAGCGGATGGCGTTTTCATTCTTTCCGGTGGTCTGCTCCCGGTGCACGTTGATGCTGCGCCGAAGGCTGACCGTGTTCCCCTTGATGTCACCATACCAGAGACCAATCAGCTCCCCGGGGCGCAGGCCGGTCGCAACTGCAAATCGGTAGGCGTAGATATATTCATCAAATACCAGTTTTCCATAGTAGGTGCGGGTGTCTACGCTAAACAGAACCTTCAGGGCGGTGGGCTGCAAGATCGTGCGTTTCCCCATCCTGGCATTCTTCGGGATAGCCAGGTCGGGGTGGAGCGTGGTGTACCGGTTTTTCCTGCACCACTTGACAAAGGCGGTTTCCGCAGCCCGGATCGTCATAAGCGTCTTTCGGCTCAACGGCTGGTTTGAGATGGGCTTGCGCTGGTTCTTTTTCTGTGAGCGCTTCCGGAACGAAACGTCGATTGCCTTTTGAAGATCGCCCTCGGTCAGCTCGTCAATGCGGATATTCCCACAGGTCGGCAGGATGTAGCAGTCTCCGTAACGCTGGCATTGTGTCACATAGGACGTCCCGCAGGTGAGCTTCAGCTCTTCTACCCACTCTGAATAGAGTGCAGCCACCTTCTTCCTGCCGTCCCGAATGCTATCATCAAGCCATGCATCCGCTTTTGCGTTTGCTTCCCGTTGTCCTGTCCGGCCCGGCGTGCTGCTGTAAAACCGTTTGCGGGTGCCGTTCTTCTGAACCGCGATGCACCAGCGCTTTTCCTTTTCCACCCAAAATGCCGTGTTGACCCGTTTTTTCATAAAATCCACCTCCATACACAAGAGTACACTGTGCCGCTGCCCTTGGGACGGCTGCGCTTTTTTCTTTGCTGCGGAACGGCTTCCGGCTGCTTCTTCCCGAACCACGGACAAAAAGAAGCACCATCCGGGATCTCCTTCCGGCAGCATGATCTCACGCATTTCATGGCTTACTCCTTTTTCTTCCCGATATATCCAAAGGCACCATTTTCAGCAGCGGCCCTTCCGGCCTTGTAGTTGATCTTCAGGTCGTCAATGGGAGGTTGTGGAGCGTCCGGGCATGGGTCAAGGCCCGCGATCTGCGCATAGGTATACTGGTCTATGATGGTCCCGCACACGCTGGCCCGGTTATTCAGAGGGCAGTGCAGGTTTGCAGCTATTTCCGATATGACAGCAGGCGGGCTGCTGCCGTGACGGCCCTTCAATATGAAGAGAAGCAGCCTTTTCGTCAGCGGCGGCAGGTTTACCACGAGACGGCACAACTCCGCGTTTAGCTCATCGTTGGCCTTGCCGTCATCCGGCACCGCGTACAATTCCGGGTGCAGTACCTCCATAAATACCGCGATGGGCGACACCCCGCAGGAAGAGCACCAATCCATGATCTCGTCACTGTCCGGACTGGACTGCCCTTTCTCCCAGTTCTGCACGGTGCGCTCGTTCTTCCCTATCAAAATCGCCATCTCGCGTTGGCTCAAACCCGCTTTCACACGCGCCTTTGCCAGAGCAGCACCAATTTTCGCAGCTGTAAAATAACTCATACACACCCTTCCCCCTCAAATATAATGCGTGAAAAAAACAAAAAATGGCGCAGAAAAAATCTGCGCCATTCGACAAAATTTTCTCTGATTTCATTTTCCAATGGCGCATGGTAGAATTTGGTACATAAGTTGACACAATTACCAAAAATCAGGAGGAAAACAAAATGAAAAACGGCCAAACCAGCAACAAAGACCCGGAAATGACCATCATTGACGGAATGCCCGCCAGCGTGCTTACCGGCACAGCCAAAACCCCGCAACCTTGGGAGGATTGAACCATGACCAACAAAAAGACCGCCTGCTTCTGCAACCACATCCGCGCCGCGCTTGCCTGTTACGTTGATATGACCCCGGAGCAGCAAGCCCTTGCCGCCATGTACGCCAACCGCAAGATCACCGGCTTGCACACCCTGCGCGCCGCAGCGGTAAGCCCCGGCGGGGAGTGCGCCGCCAAGTTGTTGCAAAAAATTCAGCAGCTGGACAACGGCGACCAGTAACAAAGCGCATATTTTGCGCGAAGTAAGCGTAAACCGCGCGTTTTTCGCTTAAAAGTGCGCGTAAATCGCGCGATTCAGCGCAAATGTCAAATTTTCAGCGCATTTTTGTGCAATTAAAATCGATTGACACTTACGCCAAACGGTTGTACAATGCAGTTGTAAGCAAGTTTACGCATTGGCTCTGTACATAACCTCAAGACCTTGGCTCGGAGCGAAAGTCCAAGTAACCGTAACATGGTCAAAAATTTCTTTTTGCCGCCCATCCACTGCACGAGTGTTACCCATCTCCTCATAAAGCCATTCTGGCAGACCAAGTGCTTTGTTGGTAAGCTTTATTCTGTCTATTGCATCGTATTTAAAAATAAAGGAGTTTTTTATATTAAGCGGATTTGTATCTATTGTCATGGAAGAACCATCGGAGGAAACGGAAACGACAGCACCAGCATCGTATAGTTCTCCAAATAGTTTAAAGTTTGGAGTTTCGCCTTCCTTGTAAAGCAAAGGAGCAACGTAATTTTCTAGTTTGTATACAGTATTTTTCCCATCTTCCCTGTTTACTTCCCAAATCGGAAGAATAACGTTTGAGCCGTCACCTGCTGTTTCGTGATAAGAGCCCTTAAACATAACGTCTTTGTCCGCAAAGGCAGCTCTGTAATATTCATACAGATCTTCCTTTACTGCTGCATATGTGCGGACGCCATCATTCACAACGGAGAAACACTTATAATTTACTTTTTTGGTAGAGCCGACAGTATAGGTGTAGTAGTAGTCAAAATCTGTATGTCCAGAAAATTCAACATACTCACCTGCACTATACTTTTCACCTTCCGCAAACGCGGTCATTGCAAAAGGAATGGACAGAGCCGCGGTCAAACCAAGTGCAAGAAATGTTCTTCTTTTCATGATAACCACCTCATAAACAAAAATAGGCAGCCAAACAGCTGCCGGAAACCTTAAATTATCAATGATCTAGCCAAAGGGGGAAAATAAAGTGCAAGATACTAGCACAAAATTGATGAAATCAACACCGGAATGTGTTATACTTGAGAAAATCAAGCTTGCACTTTCCCTTGGTATCGACGTGGACAAACTTTTAAAGGAGGCAATGCAAAATGTCTGATAGCACATTTCTTCTTTACATTATCGCCGTGCTAGTTACAGCAATACTTCTTATCCTCGCAGACGATATTTTTGACTTGGGCGATGTTTCGCTTTTTCACAAAAAAACAAAATATCACACAATTCCAGCAGAATGCTTTCCTAAAAAGGTCACGCTGGGCGACCTCTGCGAACTTTGCCCCGAAACTATTTTCAGGGCATCAGATGGCTGTTATGGGACGATTGTTATTGACACTCAAAAAATAGACGATGAAAAGATGAAAGTTTACAAAACGCTTGCTGTCTACAATCTGGATGCAAAAAATCACAAACTGGAAGTTTCTGACCCATCGCTCTTATGACCGATAAACCACGTTACCAGTGAGCCTACAACTGCTCCAAATAAAGCAATAAAGGCATTTTGCATAAACTGGTTTCTTGTGATCGTCTTTTTGCTCTGCTTATCAATAAAATAAGTTTTGCCTTGAGGGGTCAACCGTATCGGACATTCCGAACGGCTGACCTCTTTGTATTTGCTGCCAACAACCACAAGGCCTTTTGCTTCCAAGATGTTTACAGTATTATCAGGATTCTTTATTCCACCCCGGTGCAATCCAGAAATGGTTACATAACTGGATTCTGGATGCGTTTCGTAAAAATCACACAGAACGTGCATAACCGCATCAAGTTGCTTTTCACTGACCATTCTTTTTCTCCTGTGCAGCTATAGCAGCATCCAGCATACTCTCAAACATGGCCTGTGTTGCCGGGTCAAGCATATTATACTTATCTAATATAGCCTGCCCGTGCGATTCACGCTCAGCATCCTCCGGGGTGCTGGGCTTTTCTTTTTGCCTATCGTCGCCAGAAACCAACGATTCAACGCTTAATTCAAAATAATTAGCGATTTTTTCAAGCGTCTCGTACTTTAGCGTCTGCTTTCTACCAGACTTCAAATCGGATAAAGAACCACGACTTGCACCGGAATCTCTGCACATCGTGGTTACATTGACACCACGCTTTTTGCAAAGGTTTTCGATATTGTTGTACAAGTTTGCCATAATTCCAGACCTCAAATTGTGAGTTGCGCCGAAATTACGCGAACGCTTAAAAAAGCCTTGCATTTTACGCGAAAGCGTATTATACTAAGACCATACCGCGATGGCGTAATACATGATTTCTAGCAATTTCATTATATTACACTTATGCGTAAAAATCAATAGCTTGGAGGTGAAAAAATGACAGAAAAGAAGCCTCTTTGTGAATTTGGCAAGCAAATCGAGATTGCACTGATTCAAATGGACAAGCGCAATGATTGGTTGATTGAGCAGGTCAAAGAGGACACGGGTAGATATTTCGACCGTTCATATCTGCACAAGGTCAAGACGGGAGAAATCGAGACCCCCGGGATTTTGAAGAGCATCAGCAAAATACTGAACATCAGCACCCATACAACTTAAAAAGGAGGAAGCAAATGCCTGATTTTGAAACATTTCTGCTTGCGCTTGCATCGATCGTTGTCATCATTGTTGCCTTTGGCTTTTCGTGGGCGATTATAGCCGGTCTTTGGTGGCTCATTTGCTGCTTAGTCGGATGGCAGTTCACTTTCGGCGTGTCCACGGCAATCTGGGTTGCGGCGATGCTTCTGAAATGGGTAACAAGCCATGATTAAACCGGAAGCATGGACAGGCCACCTTATTTGCCGTATGCACAATAATTGCGTCACGCTGGAACAGCTTGCAGAACGTCTGGGATGGACAAAGAGCTATTGCTCTCTGATCCTGAACAGCAAGCGCAAGCCGCGCGGCATCCGCGAGAAGATGGAAGCCGCAGTAAGCGAACTGATTAAGGAAAAGGAGGGCAAAACGGTATGAACAACGACAAAAAGCCCAGCCGCAAGCACGACTGGACTACAACAAGGATTCTGGCTTTGACGCTTTGCATTCAGGTTGCAACACTTGTTTTGCAGATCGTCAATCTGGTGCGAAAGCTTAGAGGATAAACGCAAGGAGGCAAGCAACTGTGAAGAATCACGAAATTCAGTTCATCGCTCTTTGCATTCAGATTTTGGCTTTGGTGGTCATTTTACTAAAGAAATAATCATGGATGCGATGGCAACACCGATTGCAAGGAGATCATAAAGCCGGTCAATTTGCTTTTCTTTTGCTTGTTCGCGGTCTTTGATTTCCTGCTTTTGCTGGCTTTCTTCAAACTGCTGGCGCAGCTGCTTCAAATCTTCCGCATACCGCCGCTGTACATCATACAGTGTAGGCTGCTGCGAGACTTGCGGACCGGAATAATTCACTTTGCTGGCGTTCAGAATGCGCTCTATTTCATCTGTACGCTGGTTCATGGATCCCCGCTGATTCATTTTTTCACCCCCTCCCGCTCAAGTATAGCACAGGAGGGGCAGAGTACAAGGAGGACAAAACAAGACTATGACAGACATCATCTTATCTACCCAGAACGGCGAGCCGGTGGCATCCAGCCGCCAGATCGCCGAGAGTTTCGGCAAGGAGCACAAGCACGTTCTGGATTCCATCAAAAATCTGGTGGCCGAAAATTCGGCTGCCAAATCCATGTTCTACGAGACAACGTTTGAGAACCGCGGCAAACAGTACCCCATGTACCTGATGAACCGTGACGGCTTTACGCTGCTGGCTATGGGCTTTACCGGCAAGGCAGCGCTGGAATGGAAGTTGAAGTACATCCAGGCGTTCAACGCGATGGAGAAGCAGCTGGCACAGCGCCCGCAGCTTTCCCGGGCTGAACTGATGGCGCAGGCTCTGATTGCCGCCCACGATGAACTGGAGCATAAAGACCGGCAGATCGCGGAACTTACGCCCAAGGGCATCTTTGCAGACGCGGTAAACGCCAGCAAGAAGAGCATCCTTGTGGGCGAACTTGCAAAGCTGCTGTGCCAGAACAGCGTGCAGATCGGGCAGAACCGGCTGTTTGTCTGGATGCGCGAGCACGGATACCTCATCAGAGACCCCAAGCGCAGCGACTACAATATGCCCACGCAGCGCGCCGTGGAGCAGGGTCTGTTTGAGATCAAGGAGACCACCGTGGTGCACTCCGATGGGCACACCAGCATCAACAAGACGCCCAAGGTGACCGGCAAGGGTCAGATCTACTTTGTGAACCTGTTTTTGAAAGACAAAGCCAAGCAGTTGGACGCATGAAAAAAGGGGATTTCCTGATGAACGGGTTCAATAAGTACTGGCGGGAAGCCCGCTGGGACAAGAACCAGCCTGCACGGCTGGCACACATCAAAGAAAAGAGGTCGAAAAAGCATGATGAAGGTCATACAGGGCAGCTTCCGGCAGATTCCGTACTGGAAACTTCGGGGCAGGTTCCACAGCTGCGGCTACCGCGATCAGGAAGTCGCTAAGTATATCGGCATTGGCCGGGACACCATGAGCGGCAGGATGCAGGGGCACAATCCGTGGACAAGCGCAGAGATCACAGCAATGTGTGAACTGCTGGACATCCGACAGGATGAGATCGGGGAACTGTTTTTCCCCTCACTTGAGAAAGGAGAATCCGCATGAAGATCAAATCCACTACTTACTACTGGCTGGCTGTCATTTTAGGCGGCGTTGGAATGGGCGCAGCTATGGGTGCAGAGGGCACAGCGCAGACCACCGGATACATCTCCGGCACGCTGTTTTCGGTGTCGCTGGTGCTGATTTTGGCCGCTGTTCTGCTGGCTCGTATGGGCTTTGCCGCAGAGGACAGGGAGAGAGCCGCAAAGCGGCGCAAGTACGGCAAGATCAACCGCACCCACGCCCGCAACCCGGAGTACCCGGAGAATCAGGAGCGTGGGGCATGATGACGGCCAAAGAGTACGTTGAGGGCAAAGTAAAGTCCTACACGCGGCTTGCCGAACGTTGCAGGCGAGAAGCCGAAGCCTCAGATGACATTGTTGTCCGGGCTGGATACTCCGCACGAGCAAACGTCTGGGAGATGTGCGCCGAAGAAATGGACAACGTGCGGGAGATGCTGCAAGAGGAATCTGAGGAGATCACGTATGCCTGACACTGTCCACCATGTCATGTGGTACACCGTGTACGATGCAAAAACTGGCAATCTTCTTACATCCGGCACATCTGATATGTGCGCCCGGCGTCTTGGCTATAAAAGTGCAAACAGTTTTGCATCCTCGGTTTATCATTGCCGCAAGAAAAAGAGAAAGCCGCACAAGTATTCCTTTTTTCAAGAAGTCATAAAGCGCGATGAGGTGGACAGTCTGCCGCCGATACGCCGCAAAAAAAGAAGAGCCTGCCCGTGCGCCAACACGGACAAGCCAAAAGGGTGATGAGTCTATCCGCCCATCACCACAAAAATACCACAACGTGCGGCAAACCGCAAGGAGGTAAAACGTGAAAACCTTAATTTTTATCGTTCTGTGCGCAAACCTTGGGTACATCGCCCTTGGCTGGCGGCACAATAACAGGAGGTGAGCGGATGGCGCTTTTAAAGGTCTATGATGTTACCAAAAAGCAGCCGGATGACCTTGTTTCATCGCAGAATATCGCAGACGTTTCGGACGCGATCATCATTGCTGACGAACTTGTAAAGCGAGAGCCCGCCTATTTGTACAAGGTATTTGATTCCAGCATGAATGTTGTTTATATGAGGTGAATTTTTATGCAAAGCGATTCACAAAAGCGCCTTGCAAGGCGTGCCAATATCAAGGAACTTTCCAACAAGGCCGAGGGCATCTATTACTACATCAAGCCGCAAAATATGCTGTTCAGGCTTATCAGTGCTGGCAATGAACTTGCCAGCTCAATCAACGGCGCAGTGGCATATTTCACACATTTTGCACAGAACGGCAGTATGGATGACACCGCGAGCCGCGAGGTCATAGACCGCATCTATCGCAAGGTGGGCAACATGATGTGCGATATCGACATCATCCACGCTGCAGGCGGTGCAGAAATCATGCCTGAACCGTATGAAAGCATAGATTTTTGTTACATGATTGAGTTCCGCACCCTTCTGCGGGAAGCAGTTATCAATGGTCTTCCGGATGATTACAAAGGCGTGCAGCAGAACCCGACACAGATCAGCCTCATAAAGCCGAGCGTTGCGTACAATGTCGCAATCCCGGACGAGTATGATGACCCGTTTTTTGACCAGTTTGTCCGCAAAGAAGAGCAGCGAGACCGGAAAATCGTATTCCGGTGCACAAAGTCAGAGCTTGACGCTATCAAGCGTTATGCACATATCATCGATGTAAAATACACTGAGGAGGAGATCCATCATGCCTGAGACCAAAATCGAAAAGACCCCTGTTGAGCAGCTTCAGAAGCCCGCAGCGCCCGCCGAACCCCTTACTCCTGTCAATCCCCCTGCCGCTCCCGCACAGCGCGCCCTCTCCTACGCCGAGAAAGTGCAGGGTTTGACCACAGACGAACGCATCTGGCAGTTGGCAAAATCTAAGGCCGTTGCACTGTCCAATCTGCCGGACGGCTGGCTGCCCAAGACCTACGCGGGAAACGTTGGTGCCTGCGCCATTGCCTGCGATATGGCACAGCGCATGGGCACCACCGAACTGTTTGTGATGCAGAACCTTTACGTCGTCTACGGCCAGCCCACTTGGAGCGGCAAAAGCTGCAAAGCACTTATCGACAACAGCGGACAGTTTGCAGGGCGTTCCCGCTATCGCATGGAAGGTCAAGAGGGCACGGACGCATGGGGCTGCCGCCTGATCGCCGTGGACAAGCTGACCGGCGAAAAGGTAGAAGGGCCGAAGGTCACGGTGCAGATGGCAAAGGATGCAGGATGGTGGAACAAAAACGGCAGCTACTGGCCGAAGATGACCGAGATGATGCTCAAGTACCGCGCCGCCGCATATTTTGCCCGCGCTGAGTGCCCGGAAGTGCTGATGGGCGCAAACATCGACTACGAGGCAGGAGTTGGCGACAGCGCAGAGGAGGAACCGAAACATGCTTAACGTTGTAGCAATCATGGGTCGCCTTGTGGCAGACCCGGAACTCCGCACCACCACGAATGGCGCCAACGTGTGTACCTTCCGCATTGCCTGCGAGCGCAGCTATACCCCGAAAGGCCAGCAGCGTCAGGCTGATTTTGTGGATATCGTGGCATGGGGCAAGACCGCCGAATTTATCTGCAAGTTCTTCCAGAGGGGCAGCATGATCGCCATTGATGGCAGCCTGCAGACCCGGAATTATCAGGACAAGCAGGGCAACAAGCGCACGGCGGTGGAGGTTCTGGCAAACAATATCAGCTTTGCAGGCGCAAAGGCGGCAGATAAGCCCGCTGCACGCGATTTTGACCAGCAGACGCAAACTTACACCCACGAAGCAAAAACCGCACAGAGCGCCCCGCAGCCCGCCCAAACGCAGGGCAGCATGGACGACTTTTCCGTGATCTCGGACACCGACGACCTACCGTTCTGATTATGGGTAAAACCGATTTATTCGCAGAGCGGCTGAAAGAGCTGCGCAAACTAAGTGGTGATTCCCAAAGAAAACTTGGGAAAAAGCTTTTTGTTTCGCAGGTCACCGTTTCCTGTTATGAGCATGGGCGAGCAAGACCGAGTTTTGAAACGTTGGTGGCTATATGCAAACTATACGGAACATCATCCGACTACTTGCTTGGGTTGACAGATGATGACCCATCCGACGAGTTCAGAAAGAACCGGCATTGACATAAACAAAAACTAAGGAGGAAATGCAAACAATGAGCGTAAAAGGATATAAAGTTTTTAATTCTGACTGGACGTGTCACGGCAAACAGTATTCTTGCCCGGGAATCTTTGAAGAATTTGTAAGTCCGTCTGTCTGCAATGTGGGTATGCACTTCTGCAAGAATGCTGCCGACTGTTTCCGTTACTATGATTTTGACCCGAACAACCACGTTGCTGAAGTGATCGCCCACG